AAATCCGGCTGCGCAACAGCCGTTAAAAACGTCCAACAGAAAGACTTCTTTAGCAAGCTATCTTATAGGTAGGGTTTGTTGAACGTCCCTGTTGCGGCTTATCAGGTAGTTTGACTAAAGAGGTTTTATCATGGCTAATGTGCCACCGAAAGGTTTTAGTGTAAAGAGTGACGAAGAGTTTATCCAAGCAGTAAAGGATTTCACCGTAGAAAATTCTATGGGTTGCTGGCTTTGGACGGGTAGGGATTATTTAGGGTATGGTAAGCTTAGATTTGGACCACCTGTAAGACGGGATACTAGTGTACACAGAGAATCTTATAGAGTCTTCATTGGTGAGATTCCAGAAGGTTTTCTTGTTCGTCACCGCTGCCACAACAAGAGATGCTGTAACCCATTGCACCTAGATGTAGGAACAGACAGAGATAATTGGCTAGACATGTTGGTTGATGGTCATACTCGTCTAATTGAACAAGACGGCGAAGCTAACATATCCTCTAAGTTGTCTGAGCAAGATGTATATGATATTAGAACAATATTTAAAACGGGTGAGATAAGCTCAAGCGCTTTGGCAGCTAAGTATGACGTAGCTCGCAGATGTATTGAACGTACAATAGTTGGTGTTGCTTACTCTTGCTATACAGATGTGCCTCCATATGATTGGAGAGACTTACCTGTAGAGATATTCAGAGGTAAGCTTACAAAACAAGGCAAACAAAAGATTTTAGATATGAGTAAATCTGGTATGCGCATTTGTGATATTACCAAGAACACTCACTTTACAAAGAAAATGGTTGACAGGGTTTTATACCTAGGTCATGCGAGGATTTAAAATGACGGTTGAAGTTCCAGACAAACTTGGTCGGACAGGTAAATCAAAAGGTGGTAGGCCTCTAAATTCAAAGAGCACCAAGTCCCTTCGCCAAACAAGACTGCAAGAAGTTCTTAAAGAAGTTAACCCACTTCTGGCTAAAGCTCTAAAGAAAGCAGAAGCTATTCTTGATACAGATTTGACCAGCGATAAAGTGAGTGCAACGGTTCAATTGCAGGCTGTTAAACTTGTAGTTGAGACGGCAATTTCCCTTCGCAATGAAGTTTACGGCAAAGAGAAGGATCAAACTTCCGATCCTGAAGTAGATGAAGACGATGAGCCTCGTGGTGCTGTTCTCTCATTTTCTATCGTAGATCAAAAGAAATAATTAAAAGAATTTGTAAGATTCTGGAACATGAATCAGCCTTCCTAGCTGTAGGAGTTATCCCTACTTACAAACCTAATCAAGCCTCGGCTTGGTATCAAGAGCTGCCTAGTTCTTGTAAAGCTATTCTGGCGGATAGCTGTTTTAAATCGGAGTGACTAACCAGATGTGATACTGTACCTTCGGTACGATGAACACTCCCCAGCCCACACCAAGCTTACAGAGCTGAAATGTTGGTAGAAGCGCAAGGCTTCTTGTAAATGGTGTCTGGATCAAGCCTCGCTTATGCGAGCAACAAGAGGGGAGAGTGGGAAATATGTTCCACTGAGTAAAGGGCATAGGAAGTGTGGCCACTTTACTATTTATTATTGGGGTGGTATAACGGCATTACGCGGGCCTCCAAAGCCTTGAGATTACAGTTCGAATCTGTACCCCTTTGCCACATTTGTATGAGTCTTACAATGACTCTGCCCAAACAATCCCTAACAAACAATAATTTAAAACAAACAGTAGGCTAAAGCCTAGGGGTTGTACATGCAAGTAGTAACAATACCAAGCAATACAGAATACACCAATCTTTATACACTCTCCGGCTTTGCTGCTGGCACAAGCCTTCTAGTAACGAATAACACATCCTCTACACTGTCTATCAACCAATCTGAAACTAAGCCTGCTGATAGTTCAGAATCCTTCCCTATTGTAAGTGATAAGACAATCCTTGTTCAAGCTAACGAACATCCTATTTGGATTCGTGGCAACACTGGCCCTGTTATTGTTCAATCTCTGTTAGAAACTGTAGTTCCTTTCACTGGTGTTGACTTACCACATGATACATGGACTTGGAGTCAAGAAGGGTTTAGACGTCTTAGGGTTGATACTAGTCAAACAAGTTTGTTTACAGGGCATCAATTCAGAACATTCAAAGAGCTTAGTATCGGAGCTGGTGCAACATATCTAATCAAAGTGAATGTCCCTGTTGACACTATCTTGTGGAACGTAAGCCTAACTATTGATGCTGGTAGTGTTAAGCTTTCTACTTATGTTGGTGGTACACCTTCTGTAACTCCTGACGATGTTATTCCTGTAATCCCAAAGAATACAATGTCTAGCAGACCAGAGCCATTCTATGTAGCACAGAATACACTAGTAGGTGAGACAGCAACCCTATCTGGTGGCACTCTTATTGACGTTGCTCGTGTAGTTACAGCAGGTGCTACAGCTCAACAGATTACTGTAGGATTGAGTAATTTTGGTGAACGCGGTGTTGGCATCGGTGAGTACTGGTGGGTTTTTAATAACTTTGGTACTGGTACAGCAACTGGTGTCTTTTCTGCCTACTGGGAAGAGAGGCCGGTTTAGGTTTTATTTATAAACACTTCACACGAGCATAGCGTGGTAATGAAAGATCCTCGTTAGAGGTCTGTAGTTACATCCTCCTACCGCTGCCCATCGGTCTATGCAGGGCATTTATTTTCTAGTATACTTTTATTTTAAAACACCATCCGCTACGGAGATAAGACGCTATGTCGAAAGTAATATTTGCTACAAAGATGCAACAGGAAGTTATAAGTTCTGATTCCAGAATTACTGTTATTACAGCAGAACCTGGCTCTGGATCAACCATGTCACTAGTCCTAAAGGCTATACAGAGTTGCTCTGATAAAAATATAAATGCTACATTCTTTGTACCCACTACCGTTCATGCAACTGTTAAAGGTGGTGTTGTCCAAGTAATAACAGACCTACTTAAAGATGAAGTTCGTTATTCTGACAAATCTATGATCTTTTCTTTTAAGAATGGGTCAAAAATTAAGATTATTCCTTGTCATTGGGATCACGCACTAGAGTCTTCATTTGGGTTATCTCGTGATTTAATGTTGTTTGATTCAAACATTAATGACAAGTTCTTGGTGCATCATTTACCAAGGGCTTATGAATCAGTTGTAGTTGATAGTATTTGCAACATTGAAAAGTCTGACTCGTGGGCTAGGCAACTGAACCTAGTTAAGCTTGATGAACATGGAAACATCATTTCCTTTGTTGAAGGTGTTAACCATGTTAAGGGGTTTATTGATGAGAACTTCTTATTCAATGGTGACACGGTCAAGTACAAAGAGTTGGTAGTAAAGCATATCCCAGAGAATATGAGAGTTAGCTTTCTCCGCAGCGAGTAACTTTTACAAAGTCTTTTCGATGTTGAGAAGGCTTGATAAAGTGAATTTGATGATGTAAGATCAAAGATTAAGGCTCGCTGTGAAGCGCCCAGTTTTTATTTAGCTACAAAGAACTCCGACTCGTCGCGAAGACGCTCAGAACTAATCTGATAGGAGATTCAAATGAAAGAAATAAACGTAGAAGAAATGATTGCAAATTCAAGGAAGCTTGTTGTGTCCTTGATTCAGCCCACAGGTGAAGAAGAAACCTATTGCTATTTAGTAGATACTCCCGGCTTCTGTTCTAAGGTTGTCGGTGATACTGAAGAAATGGTGGATTTTGATTTCATCCCTGAGTGGGTGACTGAGGCAGTTTACGCAATCATCAAACCTTAATTAAAATCATGTCTTGCCGGGAGGCACACAGCTTTTACAAATAAACATAGGAGAATTTCTATGGCAAATTTTAAACCGCAAGATCGTTACGAAAAGTTCTACCAGTCCAATACATACGGTATTATGGAAATACTGGAGACTTACCCTAGGAAGTTCTTAGTCAGATTTGTTGATACGGGTTATGAAGTTTTAGCAGACAAGGGTAATGTCTCGGCTGGTAAAGTTAATGATCCGATTGCTAAGAAAGCAAAATTAGATGCTTGGCAAGATCACCACGAAGAGTTTGAAAATAACTCTGGTGAAAAGCTTGTGGCTTACGCAAAAAGAGGTCCAAAGTTTAAGGTCAAGTTTGTTGACACAGGCTACGAAGCTGAAGCTTATATTGAAAATGTGAAAGCTGGCAAAATACGCGACCCATATGTTAAAAGTTTTATGGGTGTGGGCTATACTGGGGAATTTACTAAAGTCTCTTATTGGAAGCCAGCACGCCAGCTTTGGTCAAATATGATGAAGCGTTGTTATAACCCAAAAGATTATATGGGTTATTATGGTGAGGCTTTTGTAGATGAACGTTGGCTTTGTTTTGCTAACTTCTTGGAAGACCTCCCACACCTTGAGAACTTTGATAAGTGGCTTATTGGTAAAGACGGTGGTCCACCATACAACCTAGACAAAGACCTAAAACTTCCGGGTAATAAAGTCTACTCTAAAGATGCTTGTGCATTTGTCACTGAGTATGAAAACAAATCAGCAGGTGCAATTAACGCAAGACTTCTGGATAAGACAAACGGAAGATACGGAGGTCAAAGAGAATTATGAGTAAAAAGGTATTCGGACCTGCTAGTGAGAAACAAAGATGGTTTCTTTCTAGCGATGCAAATATTATTGTGTATGGTGGTGAACTTTGCGCCTCCATTTAAAACTCTCTTAAACGGGGAAAGCTAAGGGGTTGTTAATATAACCCTATGTCAATCCCGTGCCAATGTTTAAAGACAGTGCGTAGAGGCCATCGAAAACACATCGTAAGATGGAAGTGAGTAGAGTAGGGATTAAGCAATCCCGAAACAGAGAGAATTCTTTGAATTAAGAGTTGGTCCGCCACTCAGGGAAACTTGAGAGAAGTATAGCGAACTTCATAACTGATAAGGCAATGGGTGGTGGTAAGTCATATTGTGGCTTGCTCCGTCACCTAAGATGGGTAAACGACGAAAACTATCGTGGCTACATCATCCGTAAGCAACAAACTACACTTATGAAAACTGGTGGTCTTTTTGATGAAGCCACTACACTTTACAGGTCGTTTGAACCTAAAGTAAAGATTAATAAAAAGGCGATGACCTTTACCTTCCCGAGTGGTGCAGTTATTGCAATGGGTCACTTGGAAACAGAGGAAGATGCAGAGAAATGGCGTGGGCTACAATTGTCGGCAGCGATGATAGATGAAGCCACACAGATTCAAGAGGATCATGTACTCGTCATCTTGTCACGTCTTCGCTCTAAAGCAGAGATGGTTCCAAATCTTTTCTTAACTTGTAACCCTTCGCCAGATAGTTTTTTGAGGCGTTGGATTGATTGGTGGATTATCCCTAAAGGGGAGGAAACTGAAGGGCGACCTAATCCTGAAAGGGATGGTGTAGTTCGCTGGTTCATTCGTCAAAACAATGAAATGATTTGGGAAGCAAGCCGAGAAGCTTTGATGGAGACTTATGGAAGTCGTGACTCAGAAGGTAATCTATTACCAGATGACGATGACAACCAACATTGTCGTCCGCTCTCTTTGCAATTCATCTCCGCAACTATCTATGACAACCCCCCGCTTATAAAATCCAACCCAGGTTATTTAGCAAACCTTCAAGGTTTGAAGCGCGTAAAGAAAGAACGCGACCTATACGGTAACTGGGATATTCGGGAGGAGAGTAGCGGTTTTTTCAAAAGAACTTTTCTACAATCTGTCCGCATTCATGAACAGAATATTGTAGGTTACTGTAGGGCGTGGGATATAGCGGGAAGTTTACCATCAGAAGCACTTCCAAATCCTGACTGGACTTGTGGTGTATTGATAGGGAAGACAAAACAAGGTAGATATATCCTTATTGATGTTGTTCGCTTCCGAGCTAGATTTGGTGAAGTGATGCAGAAGATAATTGAGACAGCAGCCTCTGATCCTGACGGAACTCAAATCATTCTGCCTCAAGAGCCTGGACAAGCAGGAAAGGCAGCAGGTCAAATGATGATTAAGGAACTAATCTCAGAAGGTTTCTATGCCCGTATGCGCCCAAGTAACAAATCTAAGATTGTTAGATTCCAACCTTTTGCTGCTGCTGCTGAAGCAGGACTAATTGATTATGTCGAAGACAGTTGGAACGATACCTACTTCGATGAATTAGAAATCTTTGATGGCTCCAGAAAAAACAAAGACGATTTTTAACTTGGTCGTCTATAAACCCATTGAATTCAGTGAACCTCTGCCAGTAAATACTATCAGACAATACTGAGCGAAAACTTAAATTTTATATTGGAGGTAGTTATGGCAACTATCATAAACAATATCTACTTGCAAAATGACTTTGTAGAAGTAGAAGTAATATCTGAAGATTACAGAGTAATTGTATTAATTGATGATGAAGATATTTCTAGGATTGGTAAGGTAAGTATTACTAACTCCGGGTACGCCAAGACCAAAAGTCAGTTGTTACACAGACTGCTTCTTGGTTGCACGAAGGGTGACGGGAACTTTGTTGATCATATAAATGGCAATTGCCTGGATAATCGTAAGCAAAACTTGAGAGTAACAACTGACAGTATTAACAAGAGAAATTTGCATAATTTTTCCAGAAATAATACAGGCGTAATTGGCGTGCAGTATAGGGAAAAAGGTGGTTATAAATACTACCGCGCTACCTACCGCACACTAGATGGTCAAAGAGTAACTAAACAGTTCAATATTAATGTATTGGGCGATGAAGCTGCCTTTGTCTCAGCTGTCAAGTGGTTGGAAGATAATTCAGTCAAGTTTGGATATATTTAAAATTTATTTGACGTGCAACGACTATCCCGAGAGGGAGTAGAGTCAAGTGACTCGAAGCGGTGGGTAGGTCGAATGACCTAAAGATATAGTCTCATCTGCATAGAGATATGCAGCAACCTTGTGTTGGGCAGAACGTAACGAACTCTGTTTAAGATAATAGCAAGTGGACGCAACAAGTGATGCCTTCATCACTTTAGCCCAAAAAATCCAACTTCCAAACTACATGGCTGGCCTCAAATCAGCAGATAGTGTTTTAAAAACAAGTAACCCATTCGCTTAACAAATAGGAAGAGACATGGCGGAAACAAATCTAGAAGAATCCCCAGCTCTTACTACTGGGGATGACCCCATTCCGCGTATGCGTTTGGGACAAGTTAGTTACAACGGATTGAATGTCTTTAGTGGTAATATCTTTGAAGAATGCGCACATGAATTGCGCTGGCCTCAAGCCATTCAAACTTATAAGAATATGGCAAAGGATGCCACTATCGCCCCAGCTCTTAACCTTGTTGAGATGGCTATTGCTCGTGTTCCTTGGCATGTTCGTATCCCAGAAGGGTATGAGGATGAACTAAAGGATAAAGCAGACTTCGTTCGTCAAGTTATGAACGATATGGATCATAGCTGGGGCAGCTTCATTCGCCAAGTGGTTAGCTTCAATCGCTATGGCTTTGCAGCTCATGAGAAAGTGTATCGTAAGCGCTACAAGAAGAATGGTAGTAGGTATGATGATGGTCTTGTAGGGTTGGCTTCAATGCCCCCTGTTACACAAGATAGTGTTGAGTCATGGGATTGGGATGATAAAGGCCGCAGGTTAACTGGTCTATATCAATACCCTAATGTCCCTGCTGGTAAGAACAAAGTAGACATTGTAGATAAAGGTATTGAACAATTTATCCGCAGAGAGAAGTTTCTTCTTTTCCGTAACAACCCTCTGAAAGATTCTCCGATTGGTGAAAGCCCTCTTGCCTCTTGCTGGCAAGCATGGAAGTACAAGACTGAGCTTGAGAAGTTTGAGGGTACTGGTGTTGCTTCTGATGTACGTGGTCTAAAGATTCTTAAACTGAATCCACGCTACATGGCAGAAGATGCTAGCGACTCTGATAAAGAGACTTTTGAGTATTGGAAGAACATCATGCGTAACCTCCACATTGGAGAGCAAAGTGGTGTAATTGTTCCTAGCTTGAAAGATGATAACGGTGAAGAGATGATTGCAGATTTGCAACTTCTTGGTATCAATGGTCAGCGTAGTTATGATGTTGGTGAAATCATTGGTCGTTATCGCTCTGAGATTATTACTTGTCTGATGGCTTCACAACTTACGCTTGGTCAGAATGGTGGTGGTAGCTTCTCTCTTGCTGAGAGTTTGCAAGGCATCTCCAACATGGCTATTGAAGCTAAGTTGATTGAGATTCAAGACCAACTTAACCACGACCTCATTAAACAATTGTTTGAATTAAATGGTTGGTCAACTGCTGTTATGCCAGAGTTTTACTTTGGGGATCTTGTCAGTCCAGACCTTGATGTACTTTCTAAGTTCTTGCAACGAGCAGGTGCTGCTGGTCTTCTTCGTAAGACTCCAGCTACAGTTGCTTGGGTTGCTCAACAAGCTAACATGCCTGTTGACTTTGCTTTGGATGAACCACAAGAAGAGTTTGAAAAGCTTCTGACAGGCTTCACTTCTAACGCAGGAGAAGGTATGCAAACATTGGGTGAGGGTACAAGTAAAAGTAACTCTGGTGATGACCCCTCTACAGGCAACTCTGAAAACTCGTAAGGAGCCTTAATGGCACATGCACTAAGACTTCTCACGCAGAAGTTATACAACACACCTCACTTGATTGAGCCTAGTAGCTTTGAAAGTGTAATCAGTTATCTGAAAGAGCGGAATAGAGGGGAGATGAATATCTCTAGCTCCGCCAAGCCACGTAACGTAGAAAAGCTTAAATACAACTCTGATACACGGGTTGGTTTGATTGATATTGATGGCCCACTAACTTACAAGTCGTCTGGTTGGGAAGCTATGTGTGGTGGCACTTCTTATGAAGGCATCGTACAAGAGTTCAACGCTATGGCTGATATGGGCATGAAGACTCTTGTTTTCCTGGCTGATAGTGGTGGTGGTGAAGCCTACGGTATGCAAGAGCTTGGTAGTTATATCCGCAAAGAGGCTGATGATAAGGGTATCAAAATCCTTACTTATGTGGACGGTATGAGCGCATCGGCGTGCTACGGCGTTACTTGTATCGCTGATGAAGTGATTCTAAACCCTCAAGCAGAAGTAGGCAGTATCGGTGTAGTCGTTCGTTTACTGAATGACTCAGGTGCTTTGAAAGAAAAAGGTTATGAGCGTTCCTTCGTGTATGCAGGCGGGAACAAAGTTCCTTTTGCAGAAGATGGTTCGTTCAGAAAAGAGTTCATCGAAGGTATTCAAGTTAAAGTTGATGCTTTGTATGGAGAATTTACGTCCTATGTAGCTTCTATGCGAAAGATGGACGTGGATCAAGTTAGGGGCACAGAGGCTAAAGTCTTTATGGCTAAAGAGGCTGTTGAACTTGGCTTGGCTGATAAAGTGATGACTCACAATGAGTTTTACACTTATCTCGCAGACGTTGCCCAAAAGGACAATACAATGTTTACAAACAATAAACTATTTAGTTTCAGTAAACCAAATGCTGAACTAGAAATTGATGAGGTACAGATGAAAGAATTTGAGGAACTGCAAGCGCAGCATTCCGCACTTGAAGCTAAATTCAACGCACAGGAAACCGAGCTTGCAGCGCAACTCAATACTGTTTCCGTACTGTCTGCTGAACTTGCCAAAGTTAAGGAAGAAATGTCTGCTGTTGTTGCTACTAAAGAGTCGCTTGAAGTAGCTGCAAAAGAAGCCAAAGTTGCTGCCCGTAAAGAAGCTATTGCTTCGGTGGAAGCCGATAAAGAACAAGCTGACAAGTTGTACACTTCGCTGGAAAGCGTAGATGATGCAGCATTTGATGTTGTACTTGCTTCTATGAAAACTAAAGAAGCAAAACTTGAGAACTCTGACCTCTTTGAAAAGAAGAGTGCAGATGTTACCGAAGAAACTAAGCCAGTTAGCTTTAAAAGCTTCCTGCCTACCAAAAACAAATAAGTAAAAGGATTATCAAATGACTGCTATTGCAACTCGTTCCACCAAACTGTCTCAGATCGTTGCATTTGAAGACTTGGTTGAATACGGCTATTGCCGTGAAACTGTAACTGTAACCACTCAAGCTGACATGGACATTGGTGCTGCTCTGGTGCTCGACACTGGCAAGTATGTTTGGATTGATCAAACCGCTGCTGCTGACCTGTCCGCTGGCGTAGCCATCCTTGTTGACCACTTTGCAGACGTCCTTAATCTGACCCCTGGTGATCATGAACTGGCTGTTCTTGTCCGTGGCCCTGCTGGCGTCACCGCTCCTTCGCTCCAGTATGACGGCACTGTTGATGCCACTGGTAAAGCAGCTATGGTCACCCAACTTGCCGCTCAAGGCATTGTTGACCGCGTACAAGTTTAATCATTTTAATAATTAAGGAATTTAAAACATGTCTGTGATTCGCGACTATTTCTCGACTTTCAAAACCACCGAAATGACTGATGCAATCAATGAGATTGAAAATCAGTATGGTTATATCAACAGCCGTAACTACTTCAACATGAAGTCTACCGGCCAAACTGCAATCATCTTTGACGTGAATAAGCATAACATCACTTTGCTTCCTCAAGTCAACCGTGGTGATCACAGCGCTACCCAAGGTAAAGAGCGTGACGTTCAAACCTTCGCTCTGAAGCTTGCTTACTTCAAGCACGCTGATCGTCTGATGACCGAAGACATTCAAAGCTGGCGTCAGCCGGGTCAAGAGATTCAAGAGACTCTTGCCCGTGCCACTGCTGAGAAGCTGCAAGACATGCGTATGGCTGCTGACCAGACCAACGAGTACATGAAACTGCAAGCCTTCAAGGGTATCTTCAAGACCCCCGATGGTACTGTAGTTGCTAACATGTTCACCGAGTTTGGCATCACGCAGACTTCGATTGACTTTGTACTGGGCACTGGCACCACTAACATTGACGCTAAGATTTCTGAACTGAAGAAAGCCGTAGCAAACAACGTTAAGCAAGGTGGTGCAATCAGCGGTATCGAAGTTGTGGTTGACCCTATCTTCTTTGACAAGCTGATCAACCATGCACAGATTCGTGATGCCTTCAAGTTCTACCAGAACAGCGGCACTCAGCGTCTGCGTGATGACCTCGCCAACTACATGCGTTGGGGCGTAATGGAAGTGTTTGAATATCGTGGTGTTCGCTTCATCTCCTACGATGCCACTTTCAACCTGCCGAACGGCACCACTGAGCAAGGTATTGCTGACGATACTGGTCATGCCTATGGTCTTGGTATCCGTGATCTGTTCCGTGGTTACAGTGGCCCTAGCAACAAGCTTTCGCAAGCTAATGAGCCGGGTCGTGAGATGTTCGTTCGTCAATACGTTGATCCTCGTGATGAGTTTGTTGACTTTGAACTGGAAATGGCTCCGCTGTACTTCTGCACCAAGCCTGCTTCCTTGGTTAAAGTAACCACTTCTAACTAAGAATATTGGGGAGTGTTCCTCCCCATTTTAAGGAGATAGCATATGGCTATTGCAGATGTAAGTAACGCAGAAAAGGGTTGGGTTGATGCCCACGATGTTATTCAGCGAGTAATCACTGAAGTTAATGCCGAAGTTCCTGTTACAGAAGTAATGCCTAATCAGGCTGACTCTGTTGCGGCTGATGTGCCTGCACTTGTTGTTGATTTCAATCTTTTGCTGGACAAACTGAAAGCTGCTGGTCTGATGGTAGTTGACGTATAAGATGTGGGGCTGCTTGTCAGCCCTCCTTCTATTTAAGGAGAAGGCATGGCGCTCACAGATGTAGAAACAGTAAGACTCTTGATTGGTGATACACCAACAAGCCCATTTTACCCACTGTTCTCGAATGAAGAAATTCAACAGTTTCTTGATATGAACGGTGGAGCAATTATGCAAGCAGCACGCCTAGCGGCCATTGCTGCAAGTATGCAACTAGCTGGATACACATCTCGCGAAAGGGTCGGAGAAATTGAAGTGTGGTCTAACTTGTCCACTTCGTATCTCAAAGCTCTTGAAAATCTAATTGATGATAGTAGTGCTGTAAACATTCCAAACGGAATTAGACCTTACGCAGCAGGGATTAGCTACAAAGATATTTGTGACAATGATTCCAATCCAGATAACGTAAGACCACCTTTAGTTGGTATCCGTCTCTGTGATAATAACTTGTTTGCTTATACAAATCCTTTCCGTGTTAAATCTTGCCATTGCTAAGGAGAAGTAAATGCTAAAACCAAACTTCCTCCTTACTAAGAAAGTGTCAATCAATATTATCCGACAAACCCAAGGTTCTTACGTTAATGGTGATTGGGTGGAAGGGACAGAAACAACAGTCCCTACAGAAGTAAACATCCAACCACTTAAAGATAGTGAAATTCTTCTACTCCCTGAATCAGAACGTACTAAGGAATGGTACAAGCTTTATTCTGCTGAAGAACTTCGTACTGCTAAAGAGGGTACTGGTGGTTATGGAGCAGACTCATTCACATGGAACGGTGATAACTACAGAGTTATGAAAGCCCGTCGATACCAAATGGGCACGTTGGATCACTGGAAATGTCTGGCTGCAAGAGTCCCTCTTTCGCCAAATTGATACGTAGGTCTGTATGAAAGTCACAGTAGACAAAAGTGTATGGAACAAACTAAAGAAAGGGTTTGTTGCAGCTCAGAAACAAGACGTTAAAGTTGGTTGGATCAACTCTTCTTACGGCTCTGATAATGACAACCTTCACCATGCACAAGTAGCCCAATGGATTAACGAAGGTGTAGCTAGTCAGAATATACCCCCTCGTGACTTCATGAGAGTTGGCCTTCCTGATGCTTTTGCAACAGGTAAGAGTGAAGAGGCTTTCAAGCAACTTGTAATAAGTGTAGCCAATGGTAAGCAAACACTGACGCCACTTAAAGCTGTAGGTGCATCTGTTGCCAATACACTTGAAGGTGTTATGGAAGGGTGGACAACACCAATGAACGCACCACTCACTATTGAGTTGAAAGGGTTTAACAACCCTCTTGTAGAAACTCATGAACTTATTGACAACATCACTTATATGGTAGGGGTAGACTAATGACACTTTATTCAAACCTACGAACTGCATTAAGAAATAGTGCATTAGTTGCATTAAGTGAGTATCCAACTTCGCCTGTAATCTTCAGCCATTCAAATGGTACGGAGCCTGCTGAGTCTTATGTTGTTATAAGCATCCTAAGTATCAATCAAGTTGGCGGTCATTCTACAAGTACACAAACCAACACGGATGAAGAGTTGTCTATCAGAGTTCCTTACGAAGCTCTTGTTCAATTTAGTTTCGTTGGTAGCACTAGCGGCAACATGGCTTACAGTTTCAACCAAAGAATTAATAACAATCCTCTTGTGTTAGAGGAGCTTTCAAAGAATAAACTTGGTGTCATGAGAAAGAGCCAAGTAAGACGTGCTCCTCAAAAGAGAGATACCCAGTGGGTTGAATACCACAATATGGATGTAACATTCTCGTACTTTGTGAATACACAGCAACTTGTAGATGTTGTTGAGGCTGTAGTTATAGAAGCGCAAATAGATGAGGGTATTGAAACTGCCATCATTGAAATACTTGTCCCCGAAGATTTTGTAATAACCCCGTAGTCATAGCTACGCAATTTAAATAACAAAGGAAATATACAAATGAGTGAGCTTGATGATGTAGTACGGGTCGTGATCTTCGACCAGTCCACAGCTATTGCAACGGCTTCTTTTCAGATACCCTTGGTGCTGGCAACCTTCACAAACTTTGCTGAACGTACCCGTACTTATCAGAATATTACTCAGGTTGGTGAAGACTTTGCTTCTACCGAGACTGCGTACCTGATTGCACAAAAAGTGTTTGGTCAATCTGGCGTCTTGGGCGCTACACCACCATCCATCGTGATTGGCCGCCGCCAAATCGATGAAGTAACCATTACACCTACTGTTGCTAACAGCACCACCTACACTGTTACACTTAATGACACAGACTATACATTCACCTCGGACGTTGACGCTACTGCTGCTGAAATCAGCCTTGGTCTTGTAACTGCTATCGGTGTTGTTGCAGGTATTACTGTAACTGACCTGATTGGTTCGTTCACTGTTGAAGTGACTACTCCGGGTACTGAATGGAGCATCACCGTTTCCAGCAATCTGGTTAAGGTGGATACTACATCCACAGAGACTTGGGTTGAGGCTCTTGAAGCTGTAGAAGCTGATAACGACACTTGGTACGCTGTAGTTGCAGAAACTCAAGTATTGGTAGAGCAAGAAGCTTTGTCTGATGCAATTCAAGCTCGTGAGAAAATTTACGGTTTGAGTTCTGCTGACACTGTTGCACCTACCACTGGCACCACAGACATTGGCGCTGTGTTGAATGCTAAGTCTGCTGCTCGTACCTTCGGTGTTTACCTCCCAACTGCTGCAACCGAATTCCCTGAAGCTGCTTGGATCGGCTCGCAACTTGCTGTGACCCCAGGGAATAATGATTGGGACTTCAAGCGTGCTAATGGTGTAACTGTAAGCAAGCTTACCAACACCCAAGTAACCAACCTGAAGAATAAGTCTTGGAACTACTACCGTGCTAAGGCAGGTGTAAACATCTTCCAAAACGGTGATATGTTCGACGGTAAGCCGATTGACGTTCAAGTTGGCAAAGATTGGCTCAAGGCCCGTTTGCAGGAGGCAATTTACTTCCGCATTATCAACGTCTTGAAAATCCCTATGACTGATAGTGGTTTATTGATTGTTGAGAACGAAATCCGTTCTGTACTTGCTCAAGCTGAGGCTAACTTGCTTATTGATCGTGGATGGAATGTTCAGACGCCCCCTGTAGCTTCAATTCCCGAGAACCTCCGTGCTCAACGTGCTGCTGGCGTCTTTGTCATCCGTGCTCGTTTGCAGGGATCGGTTCGCTTCGTGGATATTGAATTTTATCTGTCGGTCTAAGGTTAATAAGGAATAAGTAAATGGCTTCAGAATATATTGGTACATTCTCCCCGGATGATTTTACCATCATCCTAAGCAAAGGGAGTTTTGTTCACCGCGTCACAGGCTTTGCTGACGGTACGTTTCTGTCTATGGAACGCCTTGTACCTTCCAGTGAGCCCTACCAGGGAGTTGGGGACAATGCTTTTGCCCGTGTAAAACGCCGTGTTACAGCAATGAACGTAACTATCTCGTTGCATCAATACTCGCCGTCGAACACTGTGTTGCAAGCACTACAAGATGCAGATGCAAACTCTCCGGGTTCGGAGTGGGTCTTTAACTGTATTATGAAAGACATGAGCGGTCAAACCGTTATGTCCACAAGTAATGCAATTATCCAAGCACCACCTTCTGCAACCTTTAGCACTACCACAGAAACTCGTGACTGGGCTATTTATATGTTCGGTAGCGATTTGCATATTGGCGGTAACATGCTGATGAGTCCTTCTGATGTTGCTGCCGTAGAAGCTGTAGACGGCAACGTAGATGATCGCTGGAAAGCTTAAATAAGGATTTGAAATGGCCAGCATAGCCAACTATTGCCCAGATGATGTAAATGTTCTGGTAGCTGGCCTGCTCAATATCAAAGGCTTCGTCGATGGTACATTCATCACGATTGACAAGGATGTCATGCCTTTCAAGAGTGTACGCACTCCTGATGGTACTGTAGCAAGGCTTTATGATAATGACCAGACTTACACTATTAGGATTACTGTTCACAGCGGTTCTAATACAAACGACTTCCTCACTAAACTCCTACTTTTGGATGAAATCACTCAACGTGGTAAGTTCCCACTGTTGGTAAAGGACTTGAGTGGCACTGACTTGTTCTTCTCCACCACTACGTGGATTGAAGAAGTACCATCAATGGTAAAGAGTTCTGGTATTGATCAACGTACATGGGTGTTAAGAAGTTCACAAGGGGTTATTAATTATGGTAATAATGAAGATCCTTCTGGTATTATTCAAGACCTTGTTAATATTGCTGCTGGTGCCTTACCAATTCTTGAAGGGATTTTATAAATGGCCGACAAGAAGTTCTCTCTAAATACGTATAGTGCTTCCGACGTAATCCTAACTATTGGTGGTTATCAGATTACAGGTTGGGAAAGTATCACCATTGCAAGACGTGTTGATGGCTTTGTCCCCGTGTTTGGTATTAGAGGTAAGCACACCAGAATCCCAACTAATGATACAAGTTCTTTTATTACACTACCTATTCTTCAAACATCTCAAAGTAATGAAGTGTTATCCACTATCCACGGATTGGATTTGATTGAAGGAACTGGCAGACTTGCTATCTTGTTGAAAGATAATAGTGGTGCTAGTGTCTTCAGTAGTAACGAAGCTTATATTGTTGGTTATCCTGAAACTGTATTCTCTGGTACTTTCGAATATAGGGCATGGAGAATTGCCTGTCAAACTACGGATACATTTATTGTAGGTGGAAATGCTAAAGGGACATCGTCTATCTTTGACTCAGCATTGAGTGCAGTATCATCACTTCTATAGGGCCTGATAATTGAATATTGTTAACCTGCCCATACACATTGAAAAAGATTCAAAGACCGACTTGCAGTTTGGATCTGATAACCACCTACAAATTGTTGGGTTTGTCAGACAAGAAGTAACCAATAAAAAGTTGTATGTGGTCAGGTGCGCAAACTGTATCAAAGACCCCGAACTTTTTGGGTGTGGTTTATTTATAACATTTATGGGCGGTCTGTTAAAGGGTCAGATTCCATGTGGCTGTTCTATACACCCAGCATGGGAGGATTGGCAATACCGCATTAAAGTTGTAAGATACTGCGATCAAGTTGGCTATCACTTCAAAGGGTGGTTACATGAAAACTATGAGGGTAGGTCTACCAAAGTCTGTGTGATTTGCCCGGTTCATGGGGAGTGGCAAACCTCTACCATTAAAAGAATGCTCATTAATAATGCTGGTTGTCCTCAATGCGGCAGGGAGAGTGTTGGAAAGCACAACACAAAACCCGATGATGTCATGATTAAATCTTTTATGGATTCTGGGGCGTTTGGCGAGGGTTCATTATTTTGGCGAAGTGAAAGACTAAACACCAAAGGTTACAAGGACTCTTGGTGCTTCTGGTGTCCGACATGTGACGATCAGTTTGAATCTACTTCTTACGGACTTCAAAATGGTAAAATGCCCTGTGGGTGCTCAGCTCATAATCAAAAGTATTCTTACATAAATACCATTGAAGATGCTGGGCTAGTGATAGGGTTAAAGTTTGGCATAACATCTAACCTAAAGGCCAGATGTTATAAGCAGAATAAACACTCTGTTTTTGATATTAAAAATATAGGGGTGTGGAAATTCGACAACTCAATGTCCTGCAAGGGCGCCGAAAAATACTGTAAAAATTCACTTGATTGTGGGGTTTTTAGTAAGGAAGAGGTTCCCGATGGTTGGACAGAAACAACACATACCTCAAACATAGATGAGATTATATCAATCTATGAGGGCTATGGTGGTATCCGTATAACGGAATAATTTCGTAAGTAACATCTTTTAATTCGTACACTGTAACATCTTTGATGCTCTGCATCCTTTTCTTCTGAGGTAGTAAAAATGAATCTTCAAAACATTGCTCTTGAGCAAACAACTGTTGTATTGGGTGAACGTGAGTATCTAGTTACAGCCCTTCCTGCAATTGATGCCCTTGAGCTGCAAGACCAATTGTTCCAAAATGAATTCAAACTTAATCCAAAAGAGATTAAGAAGCTCATCTGCAAATGTGTTGCTTTTGAGAACAAACAGATTACAGATAAATCTTTTGATATTCTGTTTTCCCGTAAGACTGCACACCTTCAAGAATTGGTTGGTGAGATTCTGAAGTGGGGCTTTGAAGACCTTTTTACGGAGAGCGGTACAGAGGACTAAAAAGTTCTGCTGCACCAACTCTTTCCAAACAAGAGAAAGAGATTATAGATAAGTTCTCCCAGAGATGGGAAATCTATAGAGTTGCAACGCATGAGTTGGGTGGCTTGCATCTTATTGCAGATATGCGTACAAAATATAGTCTTAAAGACTTGTACAATATGTTAGAGACACTAGATGCCTATGATGCAATGAAGAAGCTTGCTCATGACAAGGCTACCACGGATAATAAAAAGTAGGTGCTACCTTGGATATTGCTAAGTATTTTGTTACGTTAGGTTTTAAGGTCGATAAGAGACAAACAGCCAAAGTAGATAAAACCCTTAAAGATTTTGAAACTGGCTTAAAGAAAGGTACTATTGCGTCTGGTAAGGCTGTGGTTGCCGAGAAGGCAGTTGCAAAAGCCAAGAAGTCTACTGCTAAAGTTGTTGACGAGCAAACCCTAGCCCTGAAGAAAGCAGCAGAAGCTGAAAAGGATTGGATTAGAAGGGCTAAGGAAGGACAGAGAGTTAGTAACGCCACTTTCAGAGCCAGAATGTCTGCAAGAAAGGCGGAAGAAGCTGCCATGAGAAAGGCCCACACTGAAGCCCTTAAAATGAATAGGGATTTCAGTAAGGCTGGCATGGTTAGAACCTCTCCTGTAAAGATTGTACGTGGTGGGGGTTCAGGGACTCGGATGCCATCAGGGGCGCTCTCTAGTAGACTTGCTCATCTTGACCCAGACGCAAGATCGTCGTCAATGGCAAGTATGCGTTCATTCTACCAGCAGCAAGAGCGCATGGCTATTGCGTCTGCAAGGAAGCAAGATGCAGCCGTCAATAGAGGTGCCAAGGAATTGGCTGCTGCTGAACAACGCCGCATAAGGGAACTTGCCGCGCTTCGTAAACAGAAGCTACGTGAACTTAGGCTTCTACGTCAGCGGGAAGATGCAGCAGCCCGTAGAGAGCACTTAGAAGAGCTGGCCCGCATCAGGTCAGAGGAGGCCGCTAGACGTGCCGCCGAACGCCGTAGACGTTTTGGTGGGGGTCCTGGGGGTGGAGGTGCAGGCGGGGACGGTGGCAGAGGTGGTGAGGGGGGAGGTGGTGGACGCTATGGTCGGGCTGGAGGAGTGGCTGGTATTGCTTCCCGTATGTATGGTCCTGCTATTGCTATTGCTCTTGGTGGGTATGGTCTTAATCAAGTAATGAAGGCCAACGAAGCTGTTGTTGCAGCAAGGCTCCAAACCCAAGCAGTTTCACAATCATATGGTGGTACAGCCCAGCAAGGGAACGAGAATTTTGAGTGGCTTAAAAACCAAGCTGACAAGGTTGGTTTTAGTTGGATCGACACCGTAGGTGACTTCAACACTCTAACATCTAACTTGTTGGGTGCTGGCCAGACCACAGAAGATGCTCGTACTGTGTTCAAAGGTTTTGCTGAGTATGGTCGTGTAAACAAACTATCCGATGCTAGACAGCAGCTTGTATTCAGTGCCTTGGGTCAAGTAGCTGGTAAGGATAAGCTCCAAGCAGAAGAGCTTACCAAACAGCTTGGTAACAGCCTTCCGGGTGCTAAGTCAATCTTTGCTGAAGCATGGCAAAGAAAGACGGGTGGTAATCTAACAGGCGCAAAGTCAATCCAGGCCCTTGAGAAGGCAATGAAAGAAGGCATTGTCCGTGGTGACATCCTAACCTATGCCGCTGAGATAGCATCTCAAATGGCAGGCCCAGGTCTGTCCACAGCCAGTAAAGCATCCCAAGCTGAACGTAATAGATTTAAAAACCAACGTATGGCATCTTACGAGATTGCGGCGGAGGCTGGCGTAGAGAGTGGTTTTGCAAGAACCTTTAAAACATTGGCTGTGTCCTTGAAAGAGTCTGATGGCTTAGTTGCATCAATGGCTAGAGGTTTTGAAAGAACTACAATTGAAGCAAGTAAGTTGCTACTCTGGCCCCAGTCATTTGCAAGAGCTTTGGAAGGAAGGGACAGTCTTGTCGCTGATTGGCTTGGTGCAGATGCTACTGCACAGTTGAGAGCTGATTGGGCTGCTATTAGAGAGTCAATGGAAGCCATGTCTAACATGGCAACGCCAGCTTGGCTCCCAACTCTGGAAGGTGTTTCAAGGGATATTGCTGCACAGATGCGTGTGATAGCAGCCGTCATCAGCGGAGATATGTCTAGTATTGGCAGTGCTTTATTAGAGTTTGCAAAAGGTAGATACGCTAAACTTGGTTCTGCTGTCGCTGTTGGGCCAAACTTTGCACTGAGGGCTGTGGGATCTGTGGGTGGGTTTGAAGTCCCTCAGATTGGAGGTAATTCATACATACCATCCTCTGATTATGGTTTAGGTAATCCGGTAATGCCAAGAGACACCCTCACAGGGCAAAACTACCAAGGGTCAGACCCATTCTCCGCAGCAAAGAGTGCTCGTGAAATGTCCTACAACTCCTTTGGTATGCCTCAAGCTTCGCTAGACATGAAAGTAGATGTAACAATAGCAGCAGCCAATCCAGAAGATTTTCAACAGCAGTTTAAAGATAGCTTCAAAATCAACGCTGGCAACTTCTTGATGGAGGCTATGCCAGCCTTCACTAACAAGGAGTCTCATTAATGTCATTCGCTATTAAATGGGAAGCTGACGAAACACAAGCAGGTGGGTTTTTATATTTTGATGCTGTAACTGCGTTCACTAAGAACTACAGTGGGCAAGTTACTAAGCACCCCGTAGACAGTGGTGGCAGCATTACAGACCACTTTATACGGGAGAACCCCACCTTCACATTGTCTGCTGTGTTCTCTGGAGTAGATATTTCTACAACTTCTAGTGAGTTGAGAGATATTACAGGCACCCAACCATATAACACAAGAGTTGCGC